GAATTAGTACCGCTGGATTTTCTGGTGTTGCCTGCAATGCGTACTCTGTACCAGTATTTCCAAGCATGCCTTCATACATAATGTGTACAACCTGACCAATGTGAAAATCTCCTTCTCCACCGTGCTCAGTCATAGCAAAGTCACCTTCTACCAAAGAGGTAGCAGCCTTTCCTATGTTACCTTCACTACGATTAATAGCAAAAATTTGTGCTGATGCTGCTGCTCTTGATGTATGGCATCCCATTACTTCATTTGTACCCTCTTTTAGGGCAGGGTAGCCAGCGCACCCAAACGATCCTTTTGCTCCCACTTTATATGGCATGACGATCCTCCTAGACCTATATACTGATTATAGCAGAATTTACTTTGCTAAAACTCTCTTTATTTCATTAAGGCATTCTAGGGACTCACTATCCATTTTCTTTAATTCTTCTAAATTAAAAGCCTTTTTTGTAAGGGTTACCATAGGGTTAGGGTCAAGCAAATCAACTTCTAAGAACCCATCTTGCCAAAGATTCATTATATGGTTATTTACCTGATTTAAATGTTCTTGGTACACCTCTGGCATGATTTCAATCATTTTTTCTGTCATTGAATATAGAAACTCCCCACTAACTGGGTCAACACCAACTACCTCAATGGCACCATTTAGGATTAGCATGTCAAAAATTTCTGGACTAGGCTCATTCATCTGACATTAGTTCCTGCAACTGTTCTCTTGTCTGTGCCCCAACCGTTCTTTTTATCTCAGAGCCGTCTTCAATAACAATAAACGTAGGTACAGATCTAACATTCATGCTCTTAGCCATCTCTAATTCTTGGTCAACATCAATAAACTGAAACTTAATAGAGGAATCACGGTTAAGTTCTTCAACTATTGGCTTTACTTTTTTGCAGGGATTACACCAATCTGCAGTAAAGTAAAGTATGTGTCTCACTTACCAGACTTCTTTCTAGCCTTTGCAAGTTCGTCAAAGTCTTTTACTTTGGTGTCTCCAAGGTATCCCCAAGCATAACCATCATTGATCATCATATCGTTTAGAGATACTGTGTCTCCATTAATATATACCCAGCCTAAAATGCGACCATACTTTTCAGATGAGTCCATCTTCTCAGTCTTAATAACAACAGACTTGGCATCCTTTAGAGCCTTCTTTAAGTACTCCTTGGACTCAAGACCAAGAGCCTTCTCTTTAAGGTCCTTGGTGCGAGACTCAGGGGTATCAATACCAGCCAATCTCACACGGGACTGAAACAAAATATCAAACCCTAAATCAATAAGAACGTCGATGGTGTCTCCATCTACTACATTCTCTACTTTTCTTACATAGTATTCATACATTATTTTCTCCCCCATTTAATTTTATTCCAACCACGCTCATGGAAGTAATAAAGAATTGTTTTTGTTAATACCTCAAAACTTGCAATTGCTCCTGCTGTAACTGGCTCTTTGGTTATAACCCATGAAATAACAAAAGTATCTGCTGTTCCAATTATGCGCCAGGTAATTGCTTTTAATGCTGATCTTTGTTTGGTTACATTCATATACCCATTTCCTTACGCTTTTGCGTAGCAGAAATAGCATGAATATCTGCACCTAAATCTACTTGCTCAATCTTGTAACCTACATCACGGCCATATACAATGTTGGTAATGTTAGGTAGTCTTAGTACTAATGCGCCATCCATAAATTCATCCTTGGCAATATATTCTTTTACCTGATCAAATTTAAGTGGATCCTTCTCGCTTGTATTGTAGGTATTACGGACTCCAAGAAGCACTTGGTCAGTTCTATTGCCAGCCTCTTTGTAAAGGGCGTAGTGGCCCTCGTGCCAAGGCTGGTACCTACCCAGCATAAGAGTTGTAGGAGCAGACCAATCGTGTAGCCTAAACTTTTTAATAATAAGAGATGCCTTTTCTTCAGCATTTCTTTCATGATTAGTAAAATAAAAATCGGCTTCTTCTGGACGCTCAAACATTTTATTTGTATCTTCAAAACGACCCTCAGAAATTGTGTCCATAAAGATAAGTATATCTGGCTTACCAAATGCTACACGAGTTAGATCTGTTGGACATACAAAGTCAACAATTACTGGAGCAACGCCTTGCTTAGAGATTAGTCTTGCCATCTCTCCCATACGACGGGCCTGCTCAATTCTATCATCAGGACTAAACCCTAAATCTGAATTGACTGTTGCACGAACTTCATCTGCATTAAGATGGATAGCATTGATGCGCTCTTTAAGAGCCTTTGCTAATTCTGTTTTGCCAGAACCAGGAAGACCCATAATCTGAATAATCATGCGTGTGGTGCCTCTTTTGCTTTATTTTCAATAAGTTTATCTCTTTCATCAATGATTGTTAGCATAAAAGCCATCATTTTTTTATAAGATTCTGGATTGTCTATAATCTTATTGTAGTGATGACCACAAAACATTAATTCTCCAGTAATTCCAGTTACCTTTACTAATGCCTCTGCTGCACAAGAGTCGCACCTGTCTGTTGCTTTTAACAACCATTCTTTAACAACTTCTTCTTCTGTAATCATTGTGTTCATAGTATACCGCTACTTTCTATTGTCAGTTTTATAAAATCCCGAACCATTAAAAATTGTTTCTACTACTGAGTATACACGCTCCAGTGGTAGGGTGCAAGTTTCACACCCATACCCTGGATCGTTATCTTTAATAGAACGAACCTTAATGACTATGCCTTCACAGGCACCAGTACATTTATATTCGTATGCTGGCAATTACTTAACCTGATTCGCCTTAGAGCCACCTGAAGACTTCTTTGCTGCAGGCTTTACAGCCTTTGCCGATTCCTTCTTTGGTGCTGGTGTTACAGATGCTGCCAACTTGTTTAGTAGTGGAAGGTCTTCTTCACCAGTATAAACTGGGCGACCCCAACCAACAATTCCGTTGATCAACTTCTTCTTATTGTTCTTAACATATGCACGAGTCTTCTCTACGCACATTCCGCCATTGCGTTGATCTCCCTTTGCAGTTCCTGAAGTATTTCCTTCAATAACTTGAATTGTTCCATCACCATTGTTCTTAATGCAAATACCAACATGTGAAATACGATTTACACCATCTTCTGGGAAATCAAAATAAATCCAGTCTCCTGGTGTTGGATCATCATTACGAGCATCTGCCCAACGATCATTCTTCTTAAACCAGTCTGATGCTGCCACTGTTGATGCAGACTTTGGATACTTCTTTGGATTTAGTCCAGATGTGAACGCACACCAAGAAACAAACGATTGGCACCATGGCTGAAAGTTCATTCCAGTCCACTTACCGTATTTTGTTTCATTATCTTTAGGACCTTCAATGGTTCCTACTTCTTTCTTTGCAACCTCAATGATTGCTTCTAGTGAGCCTTTTACAGCCATACAAAACCTCCTAAGTTTAGTACTATAAGTATATCAAAAGATGAGCAGTTTTACAACTTACTCAGGTTGTTTTAGACGGTGGTCTAAATGTTACTTTATCTTAATAGTTTTAGGCTTTTTGTCTTCAGGAATAATGCGATCTACATTAATATGTAGCATACCATCCTTCATCTCAGCCCCAGTAACTTCCATATATTCTCCAAGAGCAAATGATCGTGTAAACTTACGACCTGCGATACCCTTGTGAACGACTTCGGCATCTGTTACTTCAACAATTTCTCCCTTGATAATTAGTGTTCCGTTATCTACAGATACATTAATATCATCTTTTGAAAATCCTGCAATAGCAATAGAAATTCTATATGTATCTTCATCTAGTTTAAGAAGATCATATGGAGGATATGATGTTGTATTTGTTTTATGTGCTGTATTGAGACGACCCAACTCTCTGTTGAATCCAATAAAAAAAGGATCATTGAATAGATCCATTGCGAACTGTGTTACCATTTTATTCCCCTTTCAAGCGAATAAGTTAATGTACCCCCGTAGGCAGTACAATACTATTATACCAGAAACTGTAGCCCTACAGAGAATTGAACTCTGCCCACCAAGATGAAAGCCTGGTATCCTAACCACTAGACGATAGGGCCTTGGAGCGGATAGCGGGAATCAAACCCGCACATTAACCTTGGCAAGGTTACACACTATCACTATGCAATATCCGCTTGGCTGGTCTGGCAGGCCTCGATCCTGCGACTTGCGAATTAACAGTTCGCCACTCTACCAACTGAGTTACAGACCAAAACCTACTACTTATTAACTGGAACAACCTTATCTGTAAGATTTCCAGTTGATAGCCATTGAGCAGCAACTGCTGCTGTAGCAGATGATGTTGTTTGTGGAATTAGACCCAAGATATTTGAGTTATAACTAACAACTTCAGATGAAGCAAAGTAGTCTGTAGTGTTGTCAAATGCATTAACACTAACAATAGTACCCTGTGAGTTTCTTCCACCAGTGCTGACAGAAACTGTATCTGTAATGCATGCAGGGTAGTCAACCTTTGCACCCATCTTGTTGCCAGTTGAAACAAATACTGGAATACCCTTTGCATTTAGCGCAGAGATCAAAGTACGAATAGTCTTGTCTGCTCCGCCGA